ATACGTCTTTTGTATGCTATAATCGCAGTTACACTACCTATGAAAAAACCAGGATATACAATACGCATGTCAGGATTATCTGCATTAAATGCTAGGATTAGACTGGCGCCCACAGTAAATACGAAACTTACAAGTTCATAATAAAATGCAACACGATCAGTTTCATAGCTACTGCGCCAGAAGCTTATAATTTTATTCAAAGAGTTCTACCAACTGTTTCCAAAATGTGTTCTAGTTCATCGAATTCGTCACGCTTTTTGCTGAATTCGGCTTTGTAAGCAATAGTAATTGCTTTGTTTAGGACTGCAGGCTTAATGTCCATTTCTTCTGCAATAGCACCCACAGTGTCTTTGAGACCATCCCGTAGAGCTTCCATTTCGCTCTTTACCTGAATGCCCTCATTAATAAGTTGCTTCAGTTTTGCGACATCAGCATCTGTAAAATTAGCCATACTAATTTACTCCGTTATGTTAGTTGATTATTATATGATTATATACTATTACAGACAATTGTCAAGAGTTTTTATTCACTTTTCCAAATTGTGTAAGCACCCCATGCAATAGCAATACCTGCGGCAATTTTTGCTAATGGTGCCATAAAAAGTATCATAAGCCCTAGTGCAATACAAACTGCACCATCCCATGATGTTCTTTCTTTCATTCTTCCTTTAATCCAATTTCTCATAATTTTTTCCTTTACTCATCTAAATTTAAGGCTTGGTGCCCCCATTCTTCCATTATCATTTCTCCGAACACTTGTCCGAACATCCACATTAGAGTTAGAATACATCCTGCTATACATATAATCAGTGCCCACACTAAAACTTTTATTACTATGTGTTTGCCCTCTGTCCAATGTGCTACTTTCTTAATTTTGTTTTTAACGCCACCTAGTAGATAATTTCCTATTACAAAACGTACCAAGCGCATAACAATTAATATAGGCGAACTAAGTACATCAAATAATATTAGGAACAAGTCTACACTAGCATCTACAATGTTGTCAATATTACACCAATTGCGTAATTTTTCGCCTAACCTGCGTACTCGTTCCTGACGTTTACGTTCTCTTTCTGCCAGTTTTTCTTCTGACACCCAGAACATTATTCAGTACCAAACATTCCAATTAGCTCAGGACCAAAACTACCTGCAGCCCAACCTAGTGCTACAATAGCAATTACACCCATTGCTAACCATTTCATTTTAAAGTCGTCTACATCCATACGCAATGCAACTAGTTCGTTGCCTAGTATACGTACACTAACTTCTAATTTACCTTTATCGTCTGCATCGCTCATTTTTTATTCTCCAGTTTCTTTAATCTAGCTTCTAATTGATCTATCTTTTTAGTTACATGTGGATACTTTTTACGCCAAGCATCTTCTGGCTGTTGTAACCAAGTCCATCCCCATCTGTGTACCAAGTAATCCACTATTAGATCAAACTTTGCATATAGCCATAAACCAATTCTTGTACTTTGAAAGTATGTGGAAAATGCCAACCCAAACAAACTACCAGCTAATGCTGTATATATCCACAAGCGGTCGCTTGCCATTCTCTCAATCATTTCCCACATATTCTATCTCCTCAACACAATGTTTACATCTGCAACATTGACAAACTTTAATAATAGGATTTTCCTTTAGACTTGGATCATGTACTTTGATTTCTTTCCAAAGAGCTGTCCCACAGTGGCTTTCATGTCCACAATTTTGACAACTACTCAACATTTCTGTCCTTTAGTATTTTACTCATAACATCTGTAGCTGTATGCGTAAAACATCTTGGTGCAACACTGTGAATGATTAGTGCAGGTACTAATAATTGTAGTTTAACTGCGGTTTTTAGTGCCGTTGCCATATGCTGTAAACCTGTTTCGCCTACTTCTTCTAAATGTAATTTACATTGCTTACTTAACATAATGTTATTCCTTTCTTACTTTAATAATATCTATAGATATTTAAGCTTCGTTGAAACTTTTCTGCATTTCCTGGTTCTAACAAATAACTTACTGTCCGTTCCATATTTAACATTTCAAAATCTAATAGTAGTATTTTATTTTTTCTAATGCCCCAGTTATAAAGTGAAGTTACGCCCTGTTCTTGTGTTTTATTACAAACAATATCCCAATTATTTTTACATTTTAACTCTTTACAACAATCACAGCAACAACTATGTTTAATTGGATCTTTGTTTAGTAATTTAATTTTTTTATTATATATATCCCAATTACAATCTGCCCATTCGTCTGAGTCAGGAACATTATTCACTTTATATTCATTTGTTACTTTTATTGGATTTGCATATTGAGAAACAAATACAAAATCATTTATATATTTAGATTTGGGCACAAAAAAGTTTATCTTTTTGTCTGTAAGTATTCTATATCTATCCACCAATTCGCCATATAGAATATCTTTATCTTTAAACAATTTAAAAACAATATCATTTTTATTATTATAATAAACTCTTTTGTTAGCGCCAGTTCCAATCAGTTCACAGTTAGTTTCTAACCAATCAAAACTTTCTGTGTACTGACTAGAATACATTTTTTATGTTATACCCATTTCTTTTAATGTTGCTGGACCAACAATACCATCAGGCACAAGTCCTCTGCTTTTTTGCCATGCTACTACTGCGGCTTCTGTACCTGGACCAAATACACCATCTGCTTTAGCACCTAGTGCTTTTTGTACTGCTTTAACAGTTTCACCTTTGCTTCCTTTTTTAACTGTTTTGTGTTCAAAAGGAGGTGGTGTCCAATTTCCGCCTAGTACTTCTAGTGCATGTTTATAATGCTTTTTACGGTCTGCTAATCCAATAGTACCGCCATTAATACGTTTAGTCATGCCAACAACATCTTGTTTGTCAGCCCACTTGTTTAAACCATTTGTATCCCAGAACCAACATGCACTTTCTAGCGCACCTTTTTTACTCTTGAGATATTTGATTGCTTGTTCTGCTGTTAGGCTTAAACTATCACCAAACTTAGTATAATTATATCTACCTGTCAATTGTATAATACCACGACCGCGAAAGCGCCATCCGTCGCCACTGGCAGTATCGCCATTTTCCATACGGTTTGCATATACAATATTTGCAATTTTTTCTGGTTGTCTGTGGTAATCCTGTGCATTACGCCCAGCTCTCACAAAATACTTAGGAAATACAGCGTTCAATCCTTTGGCACTGTAGTTCAAGTTTTCTTGTGTAATACGAAAGTTATTACTTTCATGAGCGCATTGTGCGATAAATCCTGCTACTCTATTAACTGTGTTAATGTCATAATAAGGTAGGATTTCTTCCATGCATTCGAACCATTCGTCAGCTTCAGTGTTGCCTTTTAGCAACTCTCTTGCTTGGTCTGCGTTAAAGTCAAATTCAAAACTCATAGCTTTCCCCTTGTTTATATATGTATATATTTATCGGTAGTAAAAACCTAGCCTAGGATTTGCTAGTGTTTTATCAGCATCTTCGTAGTTAGGTTTAAAAATCCAGTCTTTTGCGTCATTATACATTAAGTGTTGTTCTGCTTCTGTATCTTTCCAGACTGGTACAATTTCCACTGCATCTCTAGGCATATCTAAGCCGTGCCTGCCGTGTATTTCTATTATATTTCCACCTATAAATTCAATGTTTACACGATGTGCTGACATTGTTTCACTAATAAAGTTAGGTAAGTCGTAATCTGGTATTTCTTCTAGTTTTTTCCAACTAAAAAATCTATATAATTCTTTTTTGTTATTGTATCCTTGTATAGCGTTTACAGGAAAAATCTCTCCCTTACGCCAACTGTAATTTATACTTACATGATCGCCTTCAAACATTTCGCACCAAAAATAACCCGGAGGCACATCATGATCATCATCTTTTTTTAATTTTTGGACATATGCTGTTGCACCCATGCCACTTAAATTAACAATAGGACGTATAACATATTCTGCTGTTACTGGTACTGGTACACCTGCTGGACCGCATGTATATCCTAATCGTAGACTTAAATCTAATTTGTTGTAAAGACGACGAAAGGCAGGAATATCCTGCCAAACCTGATAATCATCCATTAGCTTTTCCTTGTAGTATTACTAACGTTTTTAGCTTTTCCTCGTCTGTTTTTGTTGGGATCTTCTCTACGTTTTTTATTGACAGCTTTAGCGATTTCTTTTTTACCGCCTTTGGCTCTTAATTTTGCAGCTCTGCTTTTACTCAAGCATTTAGGTTTACCTTCTCCAGGTTTACTATCGCCACATTTACCAATGCGTTCGCCTTTAGTGTTGTAACGGTCCCAACCGCCTCCACCAGCGCCGCCTTTTTTACCTTTACCAAACCAAGCTCTTAGATCTTCTTCTATTCCTTCAGCATAGTAAGGGTTCTTGGGATCAGCATCACTTGACTCATCAGGCCACCAATCCAACTCGTACTTTTCACCTTTGCCAAACATATCTTTCATTCCTAGGATACGTTTTTCATATTCGTCTTTTACGGGTTCTGTTCTGCCTGCCACTACGTCCATAACAAAGTTAAGTGTAGTTGCATTTGCAGTAAGGCTACCACAACGGGCGCCTACTTCGTTCTTTAAATGATCTATTAGTATACTTCCTGAGCATTTTGCTAGTTCATCACTAAGATCTTCTGGTA